TATATTTTGCATTAAATATTCCCCCATCAAGATTGGTGGGCGAAAATGGCTTTAATCTTGGAAGATCGGCTGATATCACGCGAGATGAGGTCAAATTCTATAAATTTGTTGAAAGATTACGTTATAAGTTTTCAGGATTATTTTCACAATTATTAAGAGTTCAATTAATTTTGAAAGGAATAATCACAGAAGAAGATTGGAATCTCATTTATCCTAATGTTAATTTTGTTTTTAATAGAGATTCTTATTTTAATGATCTAAAAGATGCTGAAATACTTTCAGCTAGAATGGATCTAGCTGCTGCTATGGAACCAATGATTGGTAAGTATTATTCTACGAATTATATTAGAAAAAATATTCTTAAACAGTCTGAAGAAGAAATTGAAGAATTAAATAAAGAAATGGCAGTAGATCTAGCAAAAATGCAAGAAGAACAAATGCAACAATTGCAAATGCAACAAATGGCTCAAGGCCAAGAATAAAAAATTCTAAATATAAAGGAAAAAAACTATGATAAGCAAAAAAATAATCGAATCAATTCTATCCGAAAATGCAATTAACGCTAAAAAATTAATTGAAGAGGATTTAGCTGTTAAGCTTGGAGAAAGATTAGCAGAAGAATATGTCCGTGTTTCTAAACAAACATTTAATGAAGATTACGAATACGGCCCAGCTGTTACTAGTGAAGAAGAAGATGAAGAAGAAATGATGGACAATGAAGATAATGGCGAAGAAGATGACGAAGAAGAAATGACGGAAGAAAAAAATGCAGAGCTAGCTGCCATGTATGGAGATCCAAAAGAGGTTACTAGAGGTGATATAATCGCTGCTGCATTAAAGAATAAGAATAAGAAAAGCAAAAAATGAAATTAATTACAGAAACGGTTGAAGAAATAAAATTCTTGACAGAAAAATCCGATAGCGGTGAAAAGCAATATTTCATCGAAGGAATTTTCATGCAAGCTGATCAAAAGAATAAGAATGGAAGAATTTATCCAAGAAATATTCTAATGAATGAAGCTCGTCGTTATGTAACTGAATATGTTCAAAAGAATCGTGCTCTTGGTGAACTTAATCACCCATCAGGTCCTTCAGTAAATCTTGATCGTGTATCGCACAGAGTCACTTGGCTAAACGAAAGTGGCAGCGATATTTACGGCAAAGCAAAAGTTCTTGATACTCCATGCGGACAGATTGTAAAAAATCTAATGAACGAAGGAGTTAAACTTGGTGTTTCTACCCGTGGTATGGGTTCTTTAGAAAAGAAGGGTGGAGCCAACTATGTCAAAGAAGACTTTATGCTTGCTGCAATCGATATTGTTGCAGATCCATCAGCTCCAAATGCTTTCGTAGATGGTATTATGGAAGGAAAGGAATGGGTCTGGGACAACGGTATTCTGAAAGAGCAAGATATAGCTGGTTATCAGAGAAGAATCTCAAAAGCTTCTAAGAAAAAGCTTCAAGAAGAATCAATTAAAGCATTTGCTGATTTTTTAAGAAAAATCAAATGAAAAGATTAAACTCCAAAGAATTAAAGTCATTGAACGAATCGTGTTCTAGTATTGTTAATGACAATCAAGAACAATTAGATGAAGGTTTTGCTGATGCTTTGGCTGGTTTAATTAGGGCTGGTGGAAGAGGTGTTAGAGCAACAGCAAGAATGACCAATCCATCAGGAAGAGCAGCTAATGCGCGAGCTTTAAGACAAATGGGACAAAAAGTTTTTATTGGAGCAGAAGAAGCTGGGGCAAAAGTAGGAGAATTTTTCACTGCCAGAGACTATAGTAAGATGACTAGTACTGCTAAAGCACAAAGAGCAGCAGCAGCTCAAGCATATCAAGCAGCACAAGATGCAGCAAAGACAAGAATTTTACCAGAACTTCGAAGAATTCAGCAAATGGGATTAGATCATCCTCAACTTGCGCATTTAACTCCGGGACAAAGATTACAAGTACGACAAGCATTTAAGCAAGTTAGAGGAATGGTGGTTCCTGCAACTCCTACTCAACCAGCAACTAGAATTGGACAAGATTGGGTTAAAGCAGAAGAATTATTATTTTCAACTCATCCGGGTGGTGGTGCTAAAGTAACACAACAGGCTTTAGCGCAGGGAGCACAAAAGGGAACACAGGCAGTTGGAGGTGGTGGGGCTAATTTGGGATTAGGAGCTTCTTTAGTCGGCTTAGGACTTGGTGCAGCAGCTTATGTTGGAGGAAAATTTTTATCTACTCAAAGTTCTGTTCCTGGAGAAACTGTTGGTCGTTTGGAACAAGGCGCAGCACAAGGATTAAGTCGTTCACTGGGTATTCCAGAAGTAGAATATCAGTTGCAGCAGGGTATTGGGGGTAAAGCTGGAGAAGAATTTGCAGCACGAAGACAGCGAAAATAATTTATATACATAAATTGGAGAAACTAAATGTTACCACAAAATACAAATCAAATGCAAATGAATATTAATGATTATGATATATCTGGAAAGGGTTCGATGGATGCTATGGGCAAAGGTGTTAATGTTCCATCACCGCTTGAAGGTATGTACCAGCAAAATGCATCTTCATACCAAAGATATGTTGGAGGGGGTGCTGTTCCAATGCAAGCAGGAAGCCCTATGGGTACTGAAGATGAACAGACAGAAGAAGATGCAGATAGCGAAGAATCAATGGCAGAAACCGAAGATTCGCTAAAAGAACATCTTGCTGCTCTTTTCGCTAATACCAATCTTTCAGAAGATTTTGTTGAAAAAGCAAAAACAATTTTTGTTGCTGCAATCAACGACAAGTTAAATGAAAGATCACAAAGAATCAATGAGCATTATCAAATTTCCTATTCATCAGCTCTTGAAAATACTGTAAATCAATTAGCTGAAAAAGTTGATGATTATCTAACCTATGTCGTTGAAGAATGGGTAAAAGAAAATAAGCTTCAGGTTGAAAGAGGAGTTAAGGTTGAAATTGCTGAAAACTTTATCTTTGGTCTAAAGAAGCTATTTGAAACTAATTTTATCGATGTTCCTGATGAAAAGTATGATGTTCTAGATGAACTCTATTCAAAAATTGATGAACAACACGAACACCTAAATTCAACAATTAACGAAAATATCAATCTACGCAAAAAGCTTCTTGATACGGGAGCAGTTGCTGTATTTGCACAGGAAACTGCTGGTCTTGCAGCTACTCAGATTGATAAACTCGCTGAACTTACTGAAGGAGTCGAATACGATAATTTAGACGAATTCCGTAGAAAACTAAAAACTATCAAGGAAAGTTTCTTTGCAACAAGAGCACAAGCACCAAGACCACAAATCAAAGCTTTGCCAAAATTGCAAAAACCAATTGATATTTTGGAAACATCATCAGTACCAGAAACACTAACGGAAAGTACTGTAAATGTATACGCAAATGCTATTAGTAGACATCTTAAGCACAAATAATTTATAAATAAAATTACAGGAGATACAATGTACGAAGATTCAACACCATATGATATTTTAACTGAGAAGTGGGAGCCAGTTTTAAGCCACAATGCACTCCCCGCTATTGAAGACACTTATAAGACTAAGGTAACTGCCGTTCTTCTTGAAAATCAAGAGGCTGCAATGCGTCAGCAAAGACTAGTTGAAGATAACACCATCGGTGGACCTATCAGCAACGTAGTTGACGGTGCTTCAACATCAATCGCTGGTTATGATCCAATTCTAATCAGCCTCGTTCGTCGCGCAATGCCAAACCTCATTGCTTACGACATCTGCGGCGTTCAGCCCATGACCGCTCCTACCGGACTCATCTTTGCCATGCGTCCCAAGTATGATACCGCTGCCCGTAAGGAAGCAATGTATCAGGAACCATTTGTTCCCTTCGGTGGTTCAGGTGGTACTTCAAGCGGATATGACGGTTATTTCGGAGGCTCTGCTGATTACGGTCTAACTCTATTCGCTGGTCCTACCAGTGGAGACAGATCATCTTCAAGCTTCTATGGAGATAACTTCAAGGGTATGCTTGTTGGTCAAGCTGAAGGTCTAGGTGGTGCTGGTGGTAAGCCTTTCCAAGAAATGGCATTCACCATTGACAAGGTTGCTGTTCAGGCTAAGACCCGTGCTCTAAAGGCAGATTATACCACTGAACTCGCTCAGGACCTCAAGGCTGTTCACGGTCTTGACGCTGAAACCGAACTCGCCAACATTCTCAGCACTGAAATTCTTGCTGAAATCAACCGCGAAGTCGTTCGTGGTATCTACCATGTTTCTAAGCTCGGCGCACAGCAGGGCGATCTTCTTTCCAAGGCTGCTTCTGGTTCTGGTGGTGCATATGACCTCCTATCAGACTCAGATGGTCGTTGGTCAGCTGAACGCTTCCGTGGCCTCATGTTCCAGATCGAACGCGAAGCTAATACAATTGCTAAGGAAACTCGTCGTGGTAAGGGCAACTTCATCATCTGCTCGTCAGATGTTGCTTCAGCTCTCGCCATGGGTGGATTCCTTAACATTAGCCCAGCTCTAAACACTCAGCTTGAAGTTGATGATACCGGCAATACCTTTGCTGGTGTACTAAACGGCAAGATGCGCGTTTACATCGATCCTTATGTTCAGTCTGGTGTAGATTTCGTTTGCGTTGGTTACCGTGGTTCAAGCCCATACGACGCTGGCCTCTTCTACTGCCCATACGTTCCACTCCAGATGGTTCGTGCAGTAGATCCTGACACCTTCCAGCCCAAGATTGGATTCAAGACCCGCTACGGCATGGTCGCCAATCCATTCGTTCTAAATGGCTCTGGTAATTCAGATGGTGAAAGCATGACTGCCAACCTCAACCAGTACTATCGTATCTTCCGCGTACTAAACCTACACGGCAACACTAACTGATAGATAGTATCTAAGACTTCGGAAACGGGAGCCAGAAATGGCTCCCTTTTTCTTTTCTAAATATTATATGGCAAATAATCAAATAAATCCATTAGCAGTAAATTATTTTCATTTTGAAATACAAAGATTGCCTGGTGTAGTATTTAATTGTACTGAAGCAAATTTGCCAAATTTATCAATGGCTGCAATTGAACAGCCTACTACTTTAGGAATTCCAATAAAAAGACCAAGTAGTAAATATTCTTTTGATGATTTTCTTATAAGTTTTATAGTAGATGAAAATTTAACAAATTGGCTTGAAATTTATAGATGGATGAGAGCACTTGGAAATATTGATGACGATTGTACTTATAATACATTACCATTTAATAATTGGATGACCACAGCAATTTTATATTTAACAAAAAGTACATATAAAGATAATAGAAAAGTTATTTTTGAAAATGTATTTCCAGTAGCTTTATCCGGTCTTAAATTTTCATCAGTTGCGCAAACATATTCTCCTCAATATGCAAGTGCAAGATTTTCTTATACTTACTATAGATTCGATCCGGATCCAGGAAATCCCACTTAATTTTTTATTCAAAATAGTGTATACTTAAATTATGACATTTGATGAACTAAAACAACAAGTACAAGAAGATCTGAAGATTGATTCCACCGAACTA